AAAGTTAAAGATTTTGCGGATCTCTTAGACTCAATTGAGTCTTTAGAAGATAAGAAAAAGCATCTTTGGAAAGAGGTTTATGAAAATGCTGTAAATGATAGAGAAAACGCTTTTGTGCTGTTTAACGAAGCATATTCTTCAATGACAAATACTACCGCCGAACATATTTCGGTTGGACCAATTTTAAATAAGTATCTTGAAAGGATGACTAGATCTAATGAACAGCTTCTTAAGCTAGCAGATTTAATTGCAAAGGCGGAAGAACAATCAGCTAAAATAGATTCGGACGATTTATTTTCTAAAATTACGGAGTAAATATGGGAGACGCTAGAGCAAAAATGGGGACTCCTGGGAGCGATGCCCAGGGTGCCATGATGGGCGCCAGCTCTGGTGGCTCTTCAATACTTTATAAAGCGGTTGTGGTTGAATATCTCTATGATCTTTCAGTGTTTAATCAAGATTATTTAGCCGAAACTTTTGGAACTACTGGAACTGAAGAAGACGAAGACCCCAATGCTCACCTCCGTATCAGCAATCATCAATTTTTACAGCAAACGCCTCGAAATGCGTGCATCGTTCGACCTATATCTGCTGGTTATGACAAGCAGAATAAACCTATTATTGCGTACCCATTCTTTCCGCCGCACCTCTGCTTTCCCGCAAAGCCAGGTGAGCAAGTATGGCTTATAACTGAAAAACCTAACGGCCTTGGTGAGCTGCCTCTTTGGATGTGCAGGGTACCGGAATCCCTGCAGGTGGACGATCTCAACTTTACGCATGGAGATCGAACGCTAACAACAGTAACCACTCTCACAACTAGCGAAAAGCTGGAAGCTGAAGATGAACCATCTCCCATTCCTGGGTTTCCAAACGGGACAGATCGCTCAGCGTCTGAAGCTAGTTTAAAACCAGAACTAGGAAATAACACTGAAACTCCTTTTGAAGATCAAGACAACTCTTATGACGTTGTTGTAGCTAATTCAGTATCCTATACTAATTTTACTCCAGAAGAAGTTCCTCGTCTAACTAAGCGGCCAGGTGATTTAGTTTTCCAGGGTTCTAATAATACTGCAATAATTTTAGGAGAAGACCGCGGCTGGAATATCGATGAAGATCCCACCAGTGCAGAAGAAAGTAATGCGACCATAGGATATACTGATCTCCCGGGATTCAAAGGAACTATTGATATCGTTTCAGGAAGGGGACGATTTTTTGCAGATGAGTTGATTGCTGAAACTACAGCTGACGCTGCAGGCGATGATCCCGAAAATACTCAAGCCAGATTAGTGGCTAACGAAAGAAAAGATGGTGTTAGCTATATCGAAGTAGACAAAAACCCCGAATTAAATGAATTGGCTCCCGTTCCTCCAGAAGGAGATCCGGATTTTATAAGAGACTGTTCTAGGCTTTATGTGTCGATGAAAACAAGCGGAGACACCAACTTTGGATTAACAGATCAATATCCACCCATGCCTT